GTCACTCGGAAGCCACTAACGGCATAAGGGCTGCAACAATGCCCGGAGTACTAAGCTTATGGCGGATACGGCCAAAAAAGTACGCTTCAATTTCACCGGAAACGGTGATATCCACATGGTTCTTCACCTTGAGCAGGTTAACGAAAGCCGCACCTGCTACGGTACCCTAACATCGATTAAGGGCACCGGAGACCTCAAGGGCATGGACCTCGACTTGGTGAGCTTTATGGGAGGGTATTACATAAAGCTCCACGATGCCGACGCCTTGGTGGATGCTAACTTGCTCGAAGAGGTAAAGCTCGACGCCTCTGGACAACGCCCGAAGCGCGGAAAGCTGTCACTAGGCTAGACTTTCTAAGCTGGTGAAATTGTCCCGTCGATTTCAGGTAAAACTGAGATCGGCGGGACTTTTTTTTGCCCTAGTCTGTTCATGGTTTGTTCTTTCCGGTCTGGGCATCGAGAGGGCCCCCGGGGGAAGGAAAAACAGGGGGGTGTGTTGTTGTGGGGAATACGAGGTGAAAAAAATTTAGCACATTCCAGCATTTTTTTTTCGGATCGCTTGACCACCAGTATTTAATGATATATCGTGTATAGCGTAGGGCGGGTTATGCGGCCATATGACGCGAGAGACTAGAATTGATTTTTTCGGGTGATCAATTGAGGCTCCCCGCTCTACACCACTTCCATCAGCATTATTTGTCGGGTCGTCTTTTCCCAATAAAATCAAATACTTATCTAGCTTGCCGCCGACACGACCCGAACTAAGTCATTGATTTCATTACATTGTCGGAGGTTCGGAGGGTCGGAGGCGTCAACTTCTTTAGAAAAAAGAAAATATATATATATATCAGAAAAACATCCTCCGAACGACCCGCTGCCGCCGACAATTGTTATTTTTCAAGTACTTAGGTCGGAGGCTGTCGGAGGCTGTCGGAGGTTGACACCAGTTTCTGGGGCTGCTACCTTGAAGACCCGAAAAAGAAAGAGCCCTCCATTGCTGAAAGGCCCCGTCCCGTTGGCGAGATGGAGTATATTCTAACCCGGTTTAGATCACAAGAGGAAATAATGGTAGAGATACCTGAGAACCCCGAAGTTGAAGTAGAAGATTTTAATACCCTTGTAGCAGATCGCATCTTAGCTAGCACAAAGTTTTATGTCGGCAACGATGACATACCCTATGTTTCTTGGCGCACAGGCAACAAAAAAGTTCTCTGGCCTGTTGAATCAGCCATGTTCACTCACCATATACAGACCACATATAAGAGGATGCGCCATCGAATACCCTCTAAGATAGCTTTACAGACTATTTATAGCTGGCTTCTAAATGAGGCGCGTGCCATGGGAAAGCCTGTAATACCTATGGTCCGCGTAAAGCATGTAGGTAATGCCCTCTGGTATAATATGTGCGATAAGGATTTTCGCGCCATTCGTCTAGATGGAGACGGTTGGGAAATTGTCGAGTCCATACCAGACTCAGTTCCTCTTATAAGAGCTAATTCTGCACAGAGTTATGAAGAGCCTGACCCTAATGGTGACCTGGGACTTTTGCGCCAATATCTCGGAGGCTCGCAGCTTTCCGATGTCAATTGGACTTTAATTGTAGGCTTTCTTCTGGCCTCTATGCGCGAAGAAAAAGAGTATCCAGTCCTCTCTATATCTGGTGTCCAAGGCTCCGGCAAGACTACCATCTGTAACATCCTCCTAGCCCTCATAGACCCTCATCACGACACTGCCGCGACCTTTCCGAAGGGAGAGGAAGATATAGCTGTAGCAGCCCGTGCGAGGCATGTACTGGTATATGACAATATATCCAATATAAAGAGAGATATGTCTGATACCCTGTGTAAGATCGCCACAGGCCTTACCATAATGAAACGGGCTCTTTATACTAATCATGGTCTTAATCAGTATACTGTTACTCGTCCCGTAATTCTAAACGGTATTCCCGACTTGGTGGAGAGGGATGATTTGGCTCGCCGTGTCATGGCAATTTATCTGGATGATTCACCCTTTAAAGACCCTAGAAGTATTAAGGAGATACTGGACGCCTTTGAAAAGGATAAAGCTAAAATCCTGGGCGGTCTTTTGAATGTCCTTTCTGTATGTTATCGAAAGCAGTATGATCTGAATGTGAATGCGACCTTGGGATTCAGGTCTGTAGTTCAGTGGGTAGAGGCAGGTGCTGAAGCCTTGGGTTGGGAATCAGGAAAGTTTCTTGATATCTATAATAATAATCGTCTCTCGACAACTACAAATGTCATAGATGTCGATCCTTTCGCCAAGTTACTTGTGGAGGTAATGACCGAGAAAAAGATATTCGAAGGCACCTATGACGATTTTGTGCAGTTATGCTACACCGTCAAAAATTATCCTCCCAAGACAATACCTTCTAATGTTAAGTGGCTTCTCGATAATTTGCGCCGTCTCAAGCCTGCCCTTAAGCAACATAGCATTCAGATATATGGCCTGGATAAGGGAGATGGTAAGGCTTGGCGTACTTCTTGCAAAAGAAGGTCTCGTAAATTCCGTCTAGAAGTGGTAGAATAGCCCATGAAACATAAACCCCATGTGCTTTACGGAAAATATAGTACCGATGAACTTGTAGATATTTATGCGCATTTGGTCAAATTGCGAAAAAAGCCCAATGGTCGTGATGTAGAGGGTATTCGCTGGGAATTGAAACGGAGAAAAGGTATGCTAGAAGAACCGACTTCCAGGGGAGGTTTGCAATTTAGCGGATTAACTGCGCGGCAAGAGAAATTTTGCTTAGAATATATGCGTACCGGAGACTTGCCGGAAGCCTATAAGAAAGCAGGCTACAAGAGCTTTCGTGAGCGTAATGCCAAGGCTCTTTTAAATAGCCCCAAGATTCAGGCGCGTATAGACGAGATAAGGGAGGCGACCATCGATAAAATTAAATTTAACGCCAACAAGGTCTTGGATCGTTTCAACGAGATATACGATAAATCCCTTGAAGAGAATGATTTTGCCAATGCCAACAGAGCTATGGAATTTGTGGGCAAACATCTAGGGATGCTTATAGATCGTTCAGAGCAGAAAATTCGTCATGGTGCTCTCGACTCAGGAAATGACGAGGAAGCTATAAAAAAGGATATCGACAAGCTAGCTGATATCGCAGGTCTAAAGCTAATAGAGGGTGGTAAACCTTAATTGCCGTCTGCAGAATTAAGAGACCAATTAATAAATTATGTGTTAGCCAAGGGTAAGACTGATTTCTTTACCTTTGTTAAGCTGGTTGCGCCTGAATTGGTTGCTGACTTTGTTATGGGGAACCACATCAAAGTTATTTGTAATAGACTGCAGAGGATGGCTGACGGTGATCTAAAGCGTCTAATGGTATTTCTTCCACCGCGCTCTAGTAAATCTCTTATATGCTCCAAGCTTTTTCCTGCATGGTACGTAGGTAATAATCCTAACCATGAGATTTTATCTGTATCCCATTCAGATCAATTGGCGTCTGACTTTGGGCGTAATGTTCGTGATATCATAAGGTCCGATACATTCATGGGTATTTTTCCGGGAGTTCAAATTCGAGCCGATGTTAGAAGTGCGGGAAAGTGGCAAACTAATAGGGGCGGCACGTATGTGGCTGCTGGAGTTAAAACTCAGATTGCAGGCCGTGGCGCACACGTTGCTATACTGGATGATGTAATGTCCGAAGAGGATGCCTTTTCCGAAGCTGGGCGTCGATATATAAAAGAGTGGTATCCTGCAGGTTTGCGTACCAGACTTATGCCTAACGGTTCTATAGTCATTATTAATACGCGCTATCACGAAGACGATCTTGCAGGCTGGCTTCTTGAAAATGCAAAGAAGGGTGAGTGGGAGGTTATTAAAATACCTGCGTGGGTTGATGATGCATCATCTAAACTTTTAGATATACCTAAAGGTGATTCTTATTTTCCTCAATGGAAACCAAATGAAATTTTAAAAAAAGATGAGGAGGAAATAAAAAGAAATAATGGCTCTCGTTATTGGGAATCATTATTTATGCAAAATCCTGTTGCTGCTGAAGGTGGCATTTTAAAGAAAGTGTGGTTTAAAAAATGGTCTTTATCTGAGCCGCCAACTTGTGATTTTGTTCTTCAGACTTTAGATACTGCGTTTTCTACTAAGACTACTGCAGACTTTTCTGTTATTCAAACATGGGGAATATTTGAATTACATGAGCAAGATAGTGCAGGTCTTGAATACGATGTACCTAATTTAATTCTTATTTCTAATGTAAAGGGTAGGTACGAATACCCGGAGTTAAGAGTAAAGGCACAAGAGCTTTACGAAAAACATAAACCTGACGCGCTTTTAGTGGAGAAGAAAGCTTCCGGTCAGTCACTAATTCAAGATATGAGAAGGGCTGGACTTCCAGTTCTTGAGTATTTGCCAGATCGTGATAAGATATCAAGGGTTAATGCTGCATCTCCTCTGTTGGAATCTGGCCGTGTATGGTTACCAGTTAAGCCGTGGGCAGAAGACTTAATGTTAGAGGCTATTTCTTTTCCTAATGCTGCACATGATGACCAAGTTGATGCAATGGTAATGGCAATTCATTATGTTAGGGAGTCTTGGCGGCTTGGACACCCGACTGATCCGGAGTATGATGAGGAAGCCCCACGCAAAAAAGCGACCTATTGGCAAGTTAATTAAAGAAGGCTGCTATGGCTACTGAAAAAAATCCTTTTCTTTATGAAGAAGACAAAGATAATTTTATCGAGGAAGAAGATTCTGTAGAAGTTCTTCCTGATGGTTCTGTCGAGGTTACCATTTTAGAGGAAGAGGAAACCGAAGAAGTTGTAAAGCACGAACATATGGAAAATATTGCCTCGTTTCTTGAGAAGGAAACTCTTGAGGAAATAGGCTCCGAAGTTATTCGTATGTACAAGGATGATAAGGAGTCTCGCGGTGAATGGGAGCAGATGTTCGAAAATGGATTCGATCTCCTTGGTCTTAAGCTGGAAGAGTCCTCCGATCCTTTCGAGGGAGCATGTACAGCGGTTCATCCCCTTCTGATAGAATCGGCTGTTAAATTCCAGTCAAAAGCTTCTGGTGAATTGTTCCCGTCAGGTGGTCCAGTTCGCACACAAATCATAGGCGAGGTTACCGACGAGAAAGACGAACAGGCTACCCGTGTCCGCGAGTTTATGAATTTCGAGATAACTGAGATAATGCCTGAGTACTTCGATGAATTTGAAAGGCTTTTATTTCATCTTCCTCTCTTCGGTTCCGCCTTCAAAAAAGTTTATTATGATGCAAAAGAAGGACGCCCAGTTTCCGAGTTTGTGCCTGTAGATCAGTTCTATGTTCCTACGAATGCTGTAGACTTAGAAAAAGCAGATAGGTATACCCATGTAATTTATAGAAGTCCCAAAGACCTCATGCGGGAAATTGCCGTTGAGATGTATTTGGACATAAATCTTCCTGAAGCTGCTGCTGTTCAGAGAACGGGCATTGCCGAGAAGATTGACACCATTATGGGCTTTAACTCTGATAGCCTAAATGACCCTGAATATTGTCTCCTTGAGCAGCATTGTTATCTTGAGTTGCCCGGTGAATTTGAGGGGCCTTTCCCACTGCCCTACATAGTAACCGTGGAAGAGCAATCGGGTCAAGTTCTTTCTATTAGGCGCAACTATGAAGAGGGTGACGACCTTTACAGAAAAATTAATCACTTTGTTCATTACAAGTTTGTCCCAGGTTTTGGTTTTTACGGCCTTGGTTTCATACATTTCCTTGGAAATCTTACCTTAACAGCTACTGCAGCTATGCGTTCCTTGGTCGATGCAGGCCAATTTGCAAATCTTCCTGGGGGCTTCAAGGTAAGGGGCGT